GCTGGCCTCGGGTGCACGTGGTTGGAAAGCATATTGTGTGTATTCTCTGTAGTCAGTGAAGGTACTGGGCGTGCCTTGACCACCATTGATAGTTATGTAATATAGATAGTCGTAGTTTTGTTCATAGTCAAGAATCTGAGTGTTGAGACCTGTAAACCAGTATTCGTATTTTTTATGAGTTCCGTTGAATTTTGACTGCGGGAACCAGTTGCTCTTGACATCGTTCACTTGATAGGGTGTGATGGTATAGGTAATCTCATAGGCATAATCAGCTCGTATTTGATCGTACTTGTCCTTTAGGGGCACAGCATCCATGCCAATTCTATACCAAGCAAAGGTGGATCCACTAGATCCTCTAGGAGTCACTTTCCATTCTCCGCTTGAGTCTTTTTCCCAGATCTTGGTCTGTTGATCAAAAATATAGCTACTGTTACGAACCACTTGATCTAGAAATTGTATAATACTCATGCCAGCCACTGCGGCAACATTTTTAAATTCACGATTTACATTCTGTTTGATGCCTAATTTTTGTGCTCCGGCTGTTTGTCCAGCTGTCATGGGCACAGATCTCAACCCGGCCGCGGCCTCAGGAGGTTGTAATTGAGCATCTTTCAGCACCGGCTCGTTGACTACTATTTTGTAAACGTCTGCATACTGCGCATTCTGTTGTTGCACAAGCTCTTGTTGAAACTGGTTGAGCGCGGCAGTGAGGCCGCGTATAAGTGTGGGCCTGGGCGCAGCCGTTGCCTTGGGTGGCGCTGATGACTGTGAGGGTTCTGTGGCATTGTTAACTGGTGCGCCAGTATTTTGTGGGGACGATCTATCAGCGGTGTTGGGCCTGCCCTCACTATCGCGTGCTTGATTAGTAGTACCAAATGCAAGATCAGTGCCCAGAAGTTCTTTGAGCGTGATTGATGTGAGTTCAATGTTGTAGGGTATGATGCCGCGAGTTTGGCTTGGCGCCACGTAATCACGCGGTGTGGCTGCACGACATTCATATGTGGCTGTTTTTCCGCCCAGTCTGAATTTTATTTGTGTGAATCGAAAAGGAATGTATTTTTCAACAATCAGTCCCTGCTCTTGGCTGGATCCAGGTGTGTTCACAGCATTGGCCACACGCACTAGATTTCCATTTATATCGTATCCCCAAAAACGTATGGCCATGAGATACACCTGCGCGGCATAGTTCTTGGTCTGTACAGTTTGGCTGGCATTGCGTACAAATTTTCTTGTGGCTGCAGCCAGCCGCTCTAGAAATGTCACACCAAGCGGTTCATACACTCGGAAACTCAATTCAACAGCATTGTGTGCGCCGCCAGTGCCCTTGCCCTGTAGCACACTGGTCACCGATAGGTCATCAATATAAAAATCCAAAGGAAATTCTTGGTTGCGTTGGCCTGTGGGGGCTCCGCCGCTCTGCATGAGTAAATTGGCTCCAGAAAGATTGGGAAAGCCAGTCTGTCGCAGTGTGCGGTACTGTTCGGGGGTAGAGAGATAGATACTGATATTGTAAGTGTAACTGGCCACTCGATCCAATACATTAGGCGAGGGAGTAATCACAGCTGATGCTCCACCAAATATGGTGTTGATCCTATTGATCACTTGATTTGTATTGTCATCACCAGCGGCAGCTACTCCTCGATTGAGTGTGGGAGATGGATTGGATGGGGTTGGGTTGGCACCAGTAGAATTTGTCTGCCCCGGGGATATTGGTGTTTGTGCTGTACTGGCCGGGGTACTTTGTACCTGTGCCGCAGAGCGTGTGTCCGCATCGGTACCAGAAGTGGGCGCACTCTCATCCGAACTGGCATTGGATGGAATAGCTGAAGTGGGCGGGGTTAGTCGCCCCTCTGGTGCCAAAACCTGTCGCTCAGTATCAGGTGCTTGGTTGTTTGCTCGATCGTCATTGGCCAGCTGTGCGTTAGCCACTACTTGTCCAGCACTCTCAACAGGACTAGGGTTTTCCAATGCTTCTATTGCCAATACCACTGCTCTTAGCTCTTGATTGAGTTGTTGAATGGCTGGTATGGCTGAGTCGTCACCTGATCGGAATCGTTCTGCTAGTTCTGATCGGCGAATCAACAACCGGAGACGTTCTGCTTCTAGACTTTGAATAGTGGCCATTGATTAAAAACCCAGTGCGGTCTGTAGAGTAGTGATCTTGGGCAGATAGATTTCTTTGCCGGCTTCAAAGTCCCAAGGCGGTGCAATCAGAGTGTTGGGATTGCGCTGGTAGAACACCCACCATAACTGGCTTTGATCATAAAGGTCATAGGCCAAAAGATCCGGACGATACTGATAGGTCTGATTGATGCGAAACAATTGATCATCGGTTTCTTTTGGTATGGGGCGATTGGTCATTACATCCAGAAAAAACTGACTGAATGTTGTGACAAAATAGGGGCTGGTACTAGAATAGGTAGCCATTACCAGAATCCTTTCTTGATGAGAGCACCAGAAGCAAAGTCGCGCATGTTGAATTCTTGGCTGACTTGCTGGCGTGTTTGCATGGGCAACAGTTCAATAGTCATGGTCATTTTGGTGGGAACATAGGTGGGTGAGTTGGTCCCAAGAGTGTCGGTTGGTGCTCCTCGATTTACAGCGCCTTTGGGCACTCCGGCTGCAGCCAAGCGTGCCAGCGCACCAGTGAACACATTGGTAGGCAAGCTCTGTGGCGGTACACCACCTGGTGATCGACGTTGTTGAATGTTGAGGCCCGTGATGGGGGCAACATCAGCTCGTATGTAATCCACATCCTGCGGCAGTGTGTAGCGGAAACTGGTGACCACACAAGGATGTCGGCTGAATTGATAGGTGCCAAATCCCTGGAGAAATACCAAAGGCGGTGGTGCTCCACGATATGCGTCATCTTGACCGTAGAACATTTTGGTTACTGATCGAAAGAAGTGTATCACTGCCAACAAGTAATTTGCTTCAAACGTATCTTGTGCTGTAAAGATTGCTTCAATGTTTACTCCGTCTACATAGCTGTTGTTGTAGAAATAACCGCGGTAGTTAGAGTGCGGAAGATCTGTTTCACTGTAGCGTGCATTGTAGTTGGTGCTGACCTGTGGTGTGTACGGGAACACCACACCGTCAGTCACAGCAAGAGGAGCCAATATACCTGCTCCAACACCCTGCCCATCCTCACCGCGATAGAGATATCGTGCTCCCGGGGCCAAGCGCAGTTTTAGTCGCCAATCACCCTGGTCAGCCTGCCGTTTCTGGTTGGCCAAAGTGGCCTGTACTTGTGCTCGGCTTCGTGCGGCAGCAGTGGTGGCAGCAGCTCTTGAAGCATCAGCTGACGCTTGTGTCGCAGGTTCTACAAAATTACCACCCACATAAACTGGATTGTTGTCTTCATCTAATGACCAGCCTGGATTGAGATTGCCATCGTCATCGTAGGGCAAACCGTTGGGTAGACTTTGAGTATCTTCAGCTCCGATTGGGTCAGGCTCAAATCGAGCATCTGCGGCAGCGGCTGCTATTTCGGCGTCAACGTCAATGGTGGCCCTGTATATTTCAGCATCTACTTCTTCAGGTGTCAGCACCGGCGGCTCTCGTAAAATGGCCTCTAATGCAATTTGTTCATCTATGTTGGTAAATTCATCTACTAGACCAGGTGTGCTGATCGGGGGACCCGAGCTGACGCCAAGTGCTACTTCTGCTTGTCGATTTGCAACTGGATCCGGCCCTTCAGGCGCTTGAACAGGGGCATTTACAGCGGCTGTGCCTGTGGTAACTGTGGTAGTGGTTGTGGTTGTGTTTGGTGTTGTTATTATTGTGGGCGGAACTGATTCTTTGGCTGAATCTTGCTGTTCAGTCAGAGCTTGCTTTTGTTGCGCCAGTGCCAGTGCTTGTTCTGATCGTTTTTGATTTTCTTCAGGCGTTAGAGGTGGCAATCCTTGTTTTTTTCTAACAAAGTTGGTTGGATTGTCTCGGTTGAACTGATCAATTTCTGCTTGCTTGGAATTGATAGCCGGCTGTAGTGCTTGGCTGGCAGCTGTGGATTTTGGAGCATTATCAATAATAGTGGTAGACCCACCGCCGCTTACTTCTGTGGTGCTGGTGGTTGTGTATGTTATTGGGGTTTTTGAACTTACCGGTGCGTCTGCTTTTACATCATAGTCTACGTTTGTAAATTGGCCTTTGTCTACAAGTTTTCCTGAAGCCGGAAAGCCGTCGACAAATGATCCCAGTTGGCCATTCATACCAATTGCATAATTTTCAGATTCAGCATCAGTTATACCAGCCTGTGCGGCAGCGGTATCCTCATCTAATCCTCGTTGACGGAGTTGATTAAACAGTGCCGCTTTTTTTGGATCGTAACCTGGGGTAGTAGCCATATTGTTTTCCTATACAATATTTATTGTAAAAATAAACCTTGCAGTTAAAGAAAACCATTGACAACCCCATGATTTAGTGTATAATAAGTACAACACAGGAGACCAGACATCAATGTCTTTATTACCCAAACCAGCCGCCAAGGTCAACTATCTCAACAACAGAGATATTTTAAAAGAAATTCACCGCAGTAAAAATACATATTGTTGGTATCTTGATCGAGAGCTGGATCATCAGTTTGATATTATTTTGCCCAATGTCAGTCGCATCAATCAACGCACAGTGGCCGAGGCGCGGCGCAATCGTGCTGCCCGTCTCACTCGCGAAACCGGCACTGAAGTAAACGAAAAAAAGATTCCCTTTACTGATCTTGTGTTCCGGGTAACGTCCTGGGAACACATTCCACATGCTCCTAGAAAACTGCCCAAGACTTTGACAAAAAAGAAAAAAATTGAAGACATTCTTGGAATTGATGATCTTCCGCCTGAAGATCCCTTGGCTGATTTAGTTGATGAGCCTGTGCTAGATCCCACACATGTGCGAGTGAATTTTCCTCCGTTCTGGCACTATCGCTTGTCAGATGAGCGTGTGCCCTTTGTGGTGGGCAGAAGCCACTGGCAGGGCGATCTTGCGACCGGCAACTACAGTCGTGACCATGGTCAGATGACTCGCAAACTGGCGCAGATGTTTATCAAACTGTGTGATCGCTATGCCACCCGGAGCAACTGGCGAGGCTACAGCTACAATGAAGAAATGCGTGGTCAGGCTCTGTTACAACTCAGCCAGATTGGCTTGCAGTTTGATGAAAGCAAGAGCCAAAATCCCTTTGCCTACTACACCGCAGCCATTACCAATTCGTTCACAAGAATATTGAACATTGAGAAAAAAATGCACAACATCCGGGACGACATCCTGGAAATCAACGGTCTCAATCCTTCGTGGAGTCGCCAGAATTCTCAAAATCATAACAAAATAGCCGAAGCGGTTGCAAACGGTACTAAAGAATAGTATAATCTAGAGATGTCTAATCTATTCAAGCGGGCAGCCGTTTTTACTGACATCCATTTTGGCCTAAAATCAAACAGTCTCATGCACAATCAAGACTGTGCTTCGTATGTGGATTGGTTTATCGATCTTGCAAAAGAAAAACAGTGCGACGTGGGCATGTTCCTGGGCGACTGGAGTCATCATCGTGCGTCAATCAACATGCAGACCTTGCAGTACAGTCTGCGTGCCCTGGAACGGCTGAGTGCGGCCTTTGATCGCTTTTACTTTATTCCCGGCAATCACGATCTCTATTATCGAGATCGGCGCGACATCTACTCAACTGAGTGGGCACGGCATATCCCCAACATTGTGATTGTAAACGACTGGTTTTCAGAAGGCAATGTAACTATTGCACCATGGCTTGTGGGAGACGATCATAAACGTCTCAAAAAAATGAGTAGCCAGTACATGTTTGGACATTTTGAACTGCCACACTTCAAGATGAACGCCATGGTAGAAATGCCCGATCATGGGGAAATAAAAAACGAACACTTTGGTGGATTTGGTCATGTGTTTTCCGGCCACTTTCACTTGCGTCAGCGCAAAAACAACATACACTACATTGGCAATGCGTTCCCGCATAACTTTGCCGATGCTGGAGATGCTAATCGCGGCTGCATGATCCTGGAATGGGGCGGCGAGCCCGAATATCATGCCTGGCCTGGCCAACCGCTATACAATGTGTGGGATTTGAGTCATGTGATAGATCATGCTGATGAAATTCTCAAGCCCAACATGCATGTGCGGGTGCAGTTGAACATTGAGATCAGTTATGAAGAAGCCAACTACATCAAGGAAAACTACGTTAACAAGTACCATCTGCGAGAGATGGCATTGATTCCCAACAAACGCGGAGACTTGGAAGAAAACATGGCGCCAGGTGATGTAAAATTTGAAAGCGTGGATCAAATTGTGCTTGATCAGATCAACAGAATCGAGAGCGAATTTTATGATCCCAAACTGCTGTTAAAAATCTATCAGACCTTATGATGTTGATCATTGGCAAAGGACACTTGGCTCAGGCTCTACAGAGCAAGTGGCCTGATGCCTGTGTTGTGGGACGTCCAGAATTTGACTTTGCATATCAAGCCGATTGTGATCGGTTAGTAGCTCAATTTCCCACACCCGATGTTGTTGTCAACACACTAGGCTGCATCACTGACAACATCTGGCACAACCTTACTGTGAACTTTGTAGCACCAGCTTACATAACATCATGTTATGCTCACAATGCTCAGTGTCATATCATCAACATCAGTAGTGCCAGCGCCTGGTGGCCCAGCTTCCCTGGAATGGATCTAGCACAGTTTTCTTACAAAGCAGCCAAAGAATCCTTGAGCCAGTTTGGGCGCCACATGAACCGCATAACAATAGATGATGACAGCAAGGCATTAGTCAGCACAGTTGAGCCTGGTCGGTTTCAGTCGTCCATGAGCAACTGGACTGGTCGAGAGATCAGTGATATAGTAGATTGCGTGCAACTGGCAATTGACCGGCGTTTGCAACATATTTCTTTGGTGAAATGAATTACGGACACGACCAAATACGCAGTATAGAGCTAGAGATCAGCACACTGTGTAATGCTGCCTGCCCCCAATGTCCGCGAAACGTCTGGGGAGGCCGAACCATTGACACCTTACCGCAAGCCAATTGGGATCTAGCACAACTAAAACTTGCACTTGATGTGCCCTTTGTGCAACAGTTGGAAATGATTTATTTTTGCGGGACTTACGGTGATCCCATGGCCAATCGCTATATCCTCGACATGGTGCATTGGTTAAAGGCCACTAACCCAACTATCAAAATTGGCATACACACCAACGGTGGCATAGGCAAAAAAGAAACTTATCGAGAGCTAGCAACTTGCGTGGACTTTGTGGCATTTGGTATTGATGGGCTAGCAGACACCAATCATCTATATCGACGCAACGTGGTCTGGGACCGTGTGATGGAGAATGCCGCTGCTTTTATTAAAAATGGTGGTCATGCTGTCTGGGATTTTATTGTGTTTCGACACAATCAACATCAAGTGTCGGAAGCCAGAGAACATAGCCGGCAACTGGGGTTTCGTGAATTTAATTTGAAAAAAACTGGTCGATTTTTTAACAAAAGCCATCACATGGTGGATCATGTAGAAGTTTTAGATCTTGATGGACAATTGGAATACATACTAGAACCACCAGACGAGCCCTATGTCAACGGTGCTTACGACGTGTTGCGGCAGATGGATCTTGCATCTTATGTGCGCGACACCAAGATATCCTGCTATTGGCAGCAACATCACATGTTGTACATAGGCGCAGATGGTTTTGTATTTCCTTGTGGGTTTTTACATGATCGCATGTATGGGCTGGAGGCAGAACAAACTCCCGATCATGCCAAAATCAAAGCCATGATGGCTGCGGCTGGTGGTAGAGATCGAGCCAACGTGTTTCAAACCAGATTGAGAGACATAGTAGATGGTGCTTGGTTCAAACAGATACAAGCATCCTGGACTGGTGATCGCCTGGAACGGTGCAGTATCATGTGTGGCAGCGGTGTGAATTTGTTAGCTGATCAAAACGCATCAATCAAATACAAACATGATTTACAAAAACAGGATCTAACATGATATTACCTGCTCAGTTAAAATATGATTTCAGTACATTCCTTGATGCTGATTATGATGCCAATGAAGGCAGTTGTATCAAACATCAGGTTCATGAATTAACCGACATACACAATCAATTTGGCGGATTCCCAAAATCATACTGTTTTGAAAACACTAGGATCAGCCAGCTATGGTGGACTAGCGAGCAACTTGATTATGCCGAAATTGGACAACAGTTAGGGATTGAGGTAGTCACAGTCAGTAGCATACGACAGCATCCTGGCTGTGTGGTTCCTTGGCATCGTGACACCTTCTACCAAATACGTCAACGATTTCCTGATCGAACTGAAACACGAGTGCGAGCCAATATCTATCTAGAAGACTGGCAAATGGGACATATCATACAATACGACAACACAGTGGACACACACTGGCAGCAGGGGCAAGGCTGGCTCTGGGATGATGCAGTGCTTCACCTGGGCGCAAATGCAGGCATGACTGACAAGTATACTCTGCAGGTATCTGGATTTTTGAAAGAGAACAAACATGACTAATCTTGAACAAATTATGAAGTGCTATAGCGACAATGAGCCAATTGATCCCAATTGGGACAACAAAAGCATGTCGTACGATACCACACGATACAACTGGGCTGAGCTGTTTTTGCAGGCTGCACGAGAGATCAAGCCTGGCCTTACTCGATTAGAAGATCTGCATTTGTATTTTGCCACAGAAGAGCTTCTCGAGTTGCGCAAAAAGTTTGAAAAAATTTGCAACAGTAGCGAGTTTGCACGCCTGGTTGATGCTTACATTGAAGAGTACTTTGACCCGTTACTACCGCATACCAATTACATGATTCAGCGCACTCCGGGCATACGCCTCATGGTACCCGACCAAGAGAAAAAAGGTCGGTTGCTGACTTTCCATACCGGATACTGGACTGGATATGGCAAAAGCATGACCTACACTGTATGGACGCCCATAACCAAGGCATTTGACAGCAACACCATGCAAGTGATGTCTTGGGAAGACACCAAGGAAGTGATCAGTGACATACATACCCATCAGTATGATATGGATCGTGTGCAAACCGAATGTGAGAAACGTTCATGGCCAGTCAATCTTGATTACGGTCAAGCCTGGTTGTTCAACCAAGGGCATCTCCATGGCAATATCAACAACACCACTGGCGTGAGTCGCGTGAGCTTTGACACTAGGATGGCACTCAAAGGCGAAGAATTTGGCTACCAGAGCAGGCAGTTTCTATAGATTCAAGGGAGAGTCTACTGAAAACAATCTGTCAAAACTCAACCGAAATGCCCAATGGGTAACTTTTATTGATCAAAATTGTGAGTACATTTTCCCCACTCCCAATTATATGATCCGAGATTTCTTGATTGGTTATGGTCGTAATCTTGGATTGACTGTGATTGATTTCCACAACGAGTATCGTTACTGTACATGGAATCCGCAATTTTGCAACATAGTCAAGCAGGGCCATGTGGATGGCATTATACTGCCTAGTGTGTATGCATTCAACCTCTCATTTGAACAGCGTCTAGAAGTGTTTGAAGAAGCTATCAATAAAGGCATGCAACTGTTGTTTGCTGATGAGAACTTGGTACTGTCAGACAAACAAGATCTTGATCGCATTCGTAAATTGTTCAATTTCATCCGATGAAGGTTATATCGTCAGATACTGAAAATATTTTAAAAAAACATTTTCAATTTGACAGAATATTCAATCTGTATGAATATGATCTTGACATGCAAAGGCTGCGCTTGGATCTTGAGCCGTTGACTCGGCCAAAGTATGAGTCAAACTATCGATTTATTTTCTTGTTGTATGATACTCAGTATCATATCACAAACGATCAGCCCGGTCTCACTCTGCTCAATCTACAGCGTATCTTACACAATTTAGACATTCCTAATTATTTTTGTCTTGTGCTATCGCACCATGATGTGTCGGAACAACTCCGGCAACTGGCACGATCAGAGACCACAGACGATTGTGCAATAGATAGCATGTGCCATTTTAACTATTATGCTGTGACCACATGGAACGATGTTCGCAAGATTGATCCTACACTAGAGATTAACCCTGATGCTATTACTCACAAATATCAATCTCTCAATCGCATTCCTAGATTCCATCGCAGAGCACTTTATGCTCTGTTAGACAAAAAACAATTGTTGCCACATGGCATGGTCAGCTTTAATCATTTGGGCAAAAACGATGTCTAATGTTGTGTTAATTGCTCCGGATCCCATAACCAGGATCAACGACAGATGGCTACTAAAAAATCTAGAGCTACAACAGATTGTGGCTGCTGTTCCGGACACTCTGTCTTACAAAAATTTTGTTGACAACTTTGCCCACAACATGGGACCTCAGAATTCTGAGTTGGGACAACAAGCATTTTTACATGTTGTTACCGAAACTGTTTACCACTATCCGTCAACATATCTAAGTGAAAAACCCATCAAGCCCATTGTGTGCAAACGACCGTTTGTGATCGTAGGGCCTGCAGGATCGTTGGCCTCCTTACGCAATATAGGGTTCCGTACCTTTCATGCATTCTGGGATGAATCGTATGACGACATCACTGACCCTGAAAAAAGATTGCTGGCAGTGGTTGATATTGTTGAATGGGTGAGTGCAAAATCACTTGTTCAAGTCCAAAGTCTTTGCACTTCCATGACAGATGTGTTAAACTACAACTTTGCATTCTATCAAAAACATTTCCATAACCGTGAAAGCGAACGTCTAGAGGCCAAATGTCTGGCTAATCTAAAACCAAGATATGATACAAATCAAAACCCTAACAGTTAGAAATTTCATGAGCGTGGGCAATGCCACGCAGGCAATCAATTTTGATCGTCAGGATCTCACTTTGGTTCTAGGGGAAAATCTTGATCTTGGGGGTGATGGGTCTAGAAATGGTACCGGCAAGACCACAATCATCAATGCCTTGAGTTATGCCCTGTATGGACAGGCCCTGACCAATATCAAACGCGACAATCTCATTAACAAAACCAACAGCAAAAACATGCTGGTGAGTCTGGACTTTGCTGTGCAGGGTCAGAACTATCGTGTGGAGCGCGGTCGCAAATCCAATGTGTTAAAATTCTATGTAAACTCAGAAGAAAAGCAAGCAACTGATGACAGCCAAGGCGACAGCAGAGAAACACAGGAAGCAATAGAATCAATCTTGGGCATGACTCACGACATGTTCCGACATATCCTGGCTCTCAACACATATACTGATCCTTTCTTGTCACTCAAGTCTGGTGATCAACGTGCAATGATTGAACAACTGCTAGGCATTACTCTACTGAGTGAGCGGGCCGAACGTATCAAAGAGCTCAATCGACAAACAAAAGATTCCATCAGTCAAGAAGAAATGCGCATTCGAGCAGTGCAAGAGGCCAACAAGCGTATTGAAGAACAAATTGAAAGTCTCAAGAAACGACAAACGTTGTGGCTGGCCAAGCAACGAGAAGATCTCACTAAGCTACGATCAGCGGTGGGAGCACTGGAACACATAGATATTGAAGCCGAAGTACAAGCACATCGTGACCTAGAACTGTTTCATGGTCGTAAGGCACAGATTGATGAGCACAACAAATGGATACGTCAGATCGATCATGAGCAGTCCAAACTCACAAAAGAACAAGACAAGCTCAAGCGAGAGATTGCCGACCTAGATGCACACAAGTGCTATGCGTGTGGACAAGACATACACAACAACAAGCAAGACGAGATCCGGCAACAAAAGCAGACAGCCTTGCAAGAATCAGCTTTGCAATATTTGGCCAATGATACTCAACGGCACGAACATGAAAATGAACTAGATGATCTTGGTGAGCTAGGCGCCGCTCCCACAGTGTTTTATGATACGCTAGAACTGGCATTGAATCACAAAAACAGTTTGGATAGCCTGCGACGAGATCTAGTCAATCGCGAAAACGAAACTGATCCCTATGGCGAGCAGATTGATGATATGACTGCTCAAGCTCTACAGGCTGTGAGCTATGATCTATTGAATGAGTTGACTCGACTGCAAGAACATCAGGACTTTTTGATCAAACTATTGACCAACAAAGACAGTTTTGTGCGCAAGAAAATCATTGAACAAAATCTCAGCTATCTCAACGCCAGACTCACACACTATCTTGACCGAATTGGTCTTCCACACCAAGTGATATTCCAGAACGACCTTACTGTAGAAATTACTGAGCTGGGCCGAGATCTTGACTTTGACAATCTCAGCCGAGGCGAACGCAATAGATTGATTCTTTCGATGTCTTGGGCCTTCCGAGATGTATGGGAGAGTTTGTATCAACCTATCAATCTGCTGTTCATAGACGAGCTAGTAGATTCGGGCATGGACACACAGGGCGTGGAGAATTCGTTGGCTCTCTTGAAAAAGATGAGCCGTGAGCGCCAAAAGTCAATCTGGTTAGTGTCGCACAGAGAAGACCTGGTGGGTCGAGTAGAGAATATCTTGCGAGTGGTAAAAGAAAATGGTTTCACTAGTTACAATACCGATGTTGACGATGCCTAATTTTTCATCAGAATGTACCAAAAATAGCCAGTCCATGAATGTACTGGTAACGGGCTGTCAAGGAATTGGTCTGGCCATCTGTGAGAAATGGTCTGGCCACAATGTAACATGTGTCAGTCAATCAACTGGGCATGACATCAACTGCTGGTCGCAATGGATTGCAGACTTTTACGAGTTTGATGTATTTGTAAACAACGCACAGTCGGCTTGGTGCCAAACTGAACTCTTGATACACATGGCAAATCGTTGGCGCAATCAGCCCAATCGTACCATAATTAATATTGGTAGCACTGTGGCCAGTTATAGCAAAAGCCATGGTGATGATAAAGAATTTTCACAATATCGCAATCAAAAAAGAACTCTACAGGATGCATTCCATCAACTGGTTCAACAATGTCAGTGTAGATTGGTCTTGATCAACCCCGGCCCAACTGATACCGATCTCATGCAAGGAATTGCAGTTGACAAAATGTCAGCCGACTGTGTGGCAAAATATGTGCAGTTGGCTGTGGACTATCCCGAAATCAAGAGGCTTGACATATGGCAATAGATTGGCAATTTTATCACTGGCATCTTGAGCCCAGCGCAATTTGTGCTCTAAAGTGTCCAAGGTGTCCACGCACCGAACACCCAGACACACCATGGCTGAATCATGCTATGGATTTGGATTTTTTCCGCAGTTTCATGACTGTTGATATGCTGACCAATCATGTCAAAAGAATAACCATGTGTGGCGACGTGGGCGATCCCATCTACTGTCGTGAATATATAGACATAGTCAAATACATCAAAAAAATAAACCCACGCATTCATGTGATCACCATCACCAACGGATCAGGCAAGACT